CAATGTTGAAAGGAGGAGAGATTTATAACACAGAAGCGATCAACATCAGTAATAACCTCATCCACAACGTTTCTGAGAGGCCAAGAACGATATGCAACCCGAGCAAATAATACTGCGGGTTGTTGACTCTTATTCAAAAGTTGTTCTGGCCAGCATTAAAGTAAGTCATGCCTGGATTCATCTAAGGTTTCAACAAGAAACAATTGCAGAAGCTTTTTACCTCTAAAGTCTCTCCCAACATGTTAAGTCACTCTATCGATGGTAGTGCATTTGAAAGCACTTAACATGTGGTACTCAGATAAATAGCTATCGACCCAGTAACCAAGAAGTTGGTAAGTAAGATCTTCGATAAACTAAAGCAAAATTTATGGTTCCAGAATAATGTCAAAGACATAGATCATTTACAGTAATCATTTTTGGAATAAGCTCTAAACCACAGGAGTTTGATGTTTGTGCAGTTACCTGGGATATAGTTAGAAAAGTGGCCTTAAGAAATATTGAACGTGTTTAGGAACACTATGCCACAATACGGATAAGATTAACAGCCTTGGTCGAACTTTATGTATTACGATATAACTGGCATGACTTTCAGTGGGCACCCCTTCACAACTTACTTTAACACAAGTGCCTCATTAGCATACGGGAGTTTCTATTTGTATGATTCTGGACTACATTAATGCAGACACTTCATGTGGGCAGCCGGAGACGATTTAGTAATATGGCACGTACAAGATATATCCTAATGCATATTACTCCACACCAGCTAAGATAAGGACAAAGGCTAAGTGGGCTTGGGACAATGTGTAAAAGAAGTTATTGTGTCCAAGTTTGACGATTACGATTTTTGCTCGAAATGGGTTTTCTAAGGTAGGTAATGGAGAGACTACTCAAAAGTACTCAGTCAGAAAATGACTTACAATAAAAGAAATTAATAGATAATCAACGATCCTTCTTTGCATGCCTTAGCTATTTACTAGGGAGTCTAGAGTGAACATGCTTCATTGCTAGTGGAAGAAATATGTAAATAGAGAGTATTGTCCCTTAGAAAGACTCTGAAGGTGAATATGTAGTAGCAACTGCTTATAAATAAGCAAAATACTTATGCATTCCGAGAAGATAGAGAGAATAATAAATACATAGACGAATGCTACATCAACCACAAGATCGGGTTAAGTATTTACAATCTGTTAATGATGTTCGAGCAAAATGACCCAAAGATTAATGGTATGTCTTTGGAGACTTAATAATAGTTATATAAAATATAACCATATTAGCA